CGTTGACGAGTCCGAGTGTGACGCCGGCTCACCTCGGCGGCTGGCGATCCGCATCTTCGCCAACCGCGACGAGATGCTGGCGGCGTACGGGACGAATCCGGAAGCCATCGACGCGATCGAGAACGCCCCGAAGGCGGAGAGCGGGCTCTACTTCGGGAACGACATCGACTACACGAACGTGATCGTTCTCCGGGAGGCGTGGAGCCTGCCCAAGGGCTCGAAGATCAAAGGCCGCTATGTCCTCTCCATCGGTGATTTCGCCCTCGAAGACAAGGAATGGACCCGAAAGACGTTCCCGCTGGCCAAGCTGACGTACAAGGGCGTCTCAACGTCCTGGTTCGGCATGGGCATGCCCGAGATGGCCCTGGGCCTCCAGCGCGAGGTGGATCGGACCATGGCGGCAATGTGGGAGAACAAGCGCCGGGCCGCCTGGCCGCGCATCCTCATCGACGCCGGCGCCAACGTGAATCCCGGCAGCCTCGGCGACAAGTCGAACGGCATCGTCAACGTCACGGGCGGGGTTGACCGCATCAAGTTCATCTTCCCCGAGAGCATCCCGGCGGATCAGGCGAACGACCTGGAGAGCAACATCCGCCGCATCAAAGAGCTGTTCCGAATGAACGACCAGGCCACGATGGGTGTCCCCCGCCGTGAGCTGTCGGGAGTGGCGATCGAAAAGGCGGAAGTGGTCGACGACGCCGCCCATCTCCCCCAACTTCAGAACCTCGAAGACTTCGTTGTCCAGATCGGCCTTCTGCTCATCGAGGCGGGCGAGCAGTGCAAGCCGGTCGTTCGGCTGCCGGGCCGCATGACCCAGGAGATCAAGTGGGAGGACGTTCAGATCTCCCGCAACAGCTACTCGCTCCGTCCCTTCCCCGTCGGCCGGCTGTCCAAGGACATGGCCACCCGCCAGAAGCAGATCGACGTGTGGTTCGCGCAGGGGAAGATCAGCAAGGAGACGTCCATGCGTCTCGAGCAGGTCCCCGACATCGACGGGTTCCTGGACCTCGTCAACGCCTCGGGGGACTACGTCCAGGACACATTGGATCGGATGGTCGAGGACGGCGACTACGACCCGCCCACGGGCGTGGAAGACCTCGAAGCCGCCCACGAAGCCGCCCAGTCTCGCTACCTGCAGGAGAAGAAGCTCAAGACGCCGAAAGACCGTCTCGATCTGATCATGAAGTACGTGGTCGCGGTCGAACAGCTCATGTCGGAGATGACCGACATGATGCCCGGCCCGCCCCAGCCCGGAGGACCCGGCGTGGGCATCCAGCCGCCTCTAGGAGCACCGATGCCCGGCCCGACGGGGATGATGGGCGTCCCGCTTCCCCCGGCTCCCCCGCCGATGGCGGCGTGATGGGCCGGCTCGGGTAGCCCATGCTGGAGATCAAGGCTCACCGGTTCACTCTCGTCGGGGGCGGGAACAACACCAGCTACACGCCCGGTGGCGGTGAAATCTCGCTCTCACTCGGGAACGACGGCGCGGTCAAGGTGACAACCCAGGACGGCTCCCCCGCCCAGGTCACCGGCGGACCGGGGGCTCAAGGTTTGAAGGGCGACACGGGTGATACCGGACCCGCTGGCCCGCAGGGCATTCCCGGCCCGCAAGGCATCCCGGGCCCGCCCGGAATCCAGGGCGATCCGGGAGCACCAGGACAGCAAGGCCCACAGGGCGATCCTGGACCGGCGGGAGCCGACGGAGCGATCGGGCCCCAGGGCGTCCAGGGTATTCAAGGACCGGCTGGCGCCGACGGTCAGCAAGGGCCGCCGGGGGCCGATGGTGCGCAAGGCATCCAGGGACAGCAAGGCGATCCGGGGCCATCCTGGCAAATCGGCGTCGGCGATCTGTATCTGTCGACGATCGCCGCCAACCCAGCCGCTCGGCTCGGTTACGGAACGTGGGCTGCGTTCGGTGCCGGCCGCGTCCTGGTCGGCGACGGAGGTGGTTTCACGGCCGGACAGACCGGAGGGGCCTCGACACACACATTGACGACGGCCGAAATGCCGTCTCACGGCCACGTCCAAGACGCGCACACCCATACCCAAAACTCGCACAATCACGTCCAGGACTCGCACAACCACACGCAGAACAGCTTCGCCCCCCGCATCGTCAACAGCGGCACGGCAGGCACCGTAGGCGTTCAGGGCGCCTCGACTGCATCGAACGCCAACGCCAGCAACGCCGCCACGACCGCCACAAATCAGGTGGCGACGGCGACGAACCAAGCCGCCACGGCTGTGAATCAGAACGCCACCGCCACGAACCAGGCGACAGGCGGCGGCGGAGCTCACAACAACATGCAGCCCTACGTCGTTGTCTACATGTGGCTTCGAACCTTGTAGCACCCGCGCATTTCGCACACTTCGAGGTTTCCAATGGCTGATACTCCCGCTGCTCCCGTCGCTGCCGTCCCCGCCCCCGCCGCAACGCCGGTCGTCCCGACCGATCCGGCCAGCTCCACCCAGCCGATCGCCACCAAGGCCCCCGGCATCGCCGACCTGAAGGCTGCGCGCCGGGCGGCAACCCCGGCCATCGACGCGACGCCGCCCCCGGCCGCCCCGGTCACGACCACGACCGCCGAGCCGCCGCCCCCGAAGGCCACGGCGACGATCGAGATGGACGAAGGCGCCCTGAAGCAGTTCTCGACGCTCTCCCGCGAGCTACGGGAGGCGAAGGCCAAGGCCAAGGACCTGGAGGCCAAGGTCGCCGGGTTCGGGAAGTTCGAGAAAGCGCAAGCCCTGGCGAAAGAGGGCAAGCACTACGACGCGGCCCGTGAGGCTGGCATCGACGTCGACGCGGCGCTGGCCGAACTGCTGGGCAACAACAACGGCGCCCCGGCCTCGGCTGCCCAGATTGACAAGAAGCTCCGCGAGGAAATCGACGAGCTGAAGGCGTTCAAGAACGACACCGTCAAGGAGCGGGAAGAGCGCAAGAAGGCCGAAGCGGAAGCCACGACGCAGGCTGACCGGGCGGCAACCACGAAGTTCGTCGCCGACAACGCGGCCAAGTACCCGTTCCTCGCCAAGTCCCCCAAGCTCGTCGCCCTGGCATACACCGACTTCGAGCAAGCCAAGGCGAAGGTGGAAGCCGAGAGCGGCGAGACGATGTCCGCCAGCGAGCAGGCCAAGCTGATGGTCACCGCCCTCCAGGTCCATGAGGAGGACTGGTCCAAGGCGCTTGGGGCCGCGAAGACGGAAGAGCCACCCGCCGAAGGATTGGCGTCCGGCCTCGGGGCCGAAGCCCGGAGCGGCGTCCGCCAGCAGGCCACGCCCACAGCGAAGAAGCTCACCTGGGAGGAATTGAAGGCCGAGCGGGCAGCGAAACGCAGCGCCCAGCGGTCGGCCTAGCCCACAAAATCCCTGTTCATTGCAGTCCCGTTAGCACCCCGCGTCCTCGGCGTAGTCGGCGCCGCTCTCCACATCCCCACGACGCGAGGGCGCAATGGCATTTTCCTTCTCAGCATCGACCGAAACGCTGCTCCGGAACGACCTGGAGCGGGCTTACGAGGACATGGCCTTCGGCGGCAACTATGCCGCCCTGATCGGCCTGATGCAGAAGGAGGACTTCAGCGGAGACGCGAAGAAGGTCCCCCTGAAGTACGCCCTCGGCGCTGGTCAGTCGGCCACCGCCGCGACCGCGTACACGAACGCCACCCTGGCGGCGCGCGCGGCCTTCGTGGTCACGCCGTTCACCTGCCGTGGTGACTCGGTCATCCCGCTCGACCAGGCAGCCTTCACGACCGGCGATGAAAACGCCGTCGTCGACCTGCTCTTGGACGAGAGCAAGACCGCGATGGACAGCTGCAAGATGCAGTTCGACCAGGCCCTGGCGGGCGACGGGTCGGGGTGCATCTTCACCATCGCCGCCAACTCGGGCGCCGGGCCGTACGTCCTGACGCTCTCCACGGTGACGCAGGCGAACCGGATCACCCCGGGAGCCACGTACGTCACGAAGGCGACGCCGTTCGCGGCCGGGCTAGACACCGGCTCGATCACGGTGACGGACGTCCAGCCGCAGACCAAGACCATGACGGTCACGGCCAACGGCGGCTGGACCCCGACCAACACCCACGTGGGCGGCCTGCAGGGCACCGTCGCGGCTTCGACCGCCAACCAGGTCTGGCCGGGAATCCCCGGCTGGATTCCCCCGGCTGCCTCTCGCCCCGTGTCGGCAACGGCCTTCTTCGGCGTGGACCGGTCGATCAGCGAGACGAAGCTGGCGGGCCTGTACCTGGCCGTAGCGGGGCTGGGACCGCTGGAGTCGATCAACCAGCTGTCCTACGCCATCGCGGACGTCCCCGGCGCCGCTCCCGACCTCTGCGTGATGTCGTTCAAGACGCTGGGGAAGATCGTGGCGCAGCTGCAGACGCAGCGCCGCTACGTCGAGGGCAGCACGCAGGGCCCCGGCATCTCGGTCTTCTACAAGACCGTTCGCATCGCCGGCCCGATGGGTGCCGACTCGATGGACCTCCTGGGGTCCAGCAACTGGGACGAGGACAAGATCGCCGTGCTCGACAAGAGCACCTGGGTCGTGGCCTCGCCCGGCAACAAGCCGTTCGTGCCCGACACGGTTCGCGGGACGCCGATCATCGACGTCCCCGGCACCGGCAACGCCCTGGCCACGTACCGCGCACAGGCGGTCGTGTACTGCAAGGCGCCCGGCCACAACGGCATGATCACGCTGAGCTAGCCATGCCCGGCAACTTCATCGCTGAACAGGATGGTGCCGACGCCCAGATCGGCACGGTCAATGTCTACCTCCAGATGACCGCGACCACGGCCGGTGCGGTCCCCTCGACGTTCACCACGTCGACCGGGATCGTGTCGGTGACCAAGTCGACGAACGACTACATCGTTCTGTTCGACTCGGCCTACCTGAAGCTGGTGGATTTCTCCGTCCACGTGCTTCAGGGATCGTTCGCGGCGACGGGGGCGTGCTACGGCAACATCACGGCGGTCAGCTTCACCGACAGCACTCCGACGGTAACCCTGTCGTTCTACAAGGGCTCCGACGGAACCGCGGT